CTAACATTGTACCACGTGAAGGGAGCAACAAACGTGCCTGAACTATCGGTGAAGTTTTCATTGAAGGACATTGAGAAGACAATCAACGCGGAGTTGGATGGAACGATCGAACAGCAGACTATCCGCAGCCGGGAGTTGGTGATGTCGGTGGTGAAGGACTTTGATCTTGATCGGGCGGTCAAGGACTATGTCCAGCAGCGGCTCGATGCGCGGGTGAAGAAGATGGCGGGTAAGGTGATAGAGGAGATGCTCGAAGACGATGACATTTAGGCTTTGTTAATACGGCGGAATAACCGTCTATGCGTTATACACAATAAACCAAGGAGGCGTCATGCCTGATCTGGATCTGAACAACATTTTCTCATACCATGCTCCGAAAGGAGACCAGGCGGAGCGGTACGAGCGGTTGCGTAATGCAGCAAAGAAATTCGCAGTGGTGATCGTTGAGTGCGTTCCGCGCTCGGCTGATCAAACCGCAGCGATTCGTAAGGTACGAGAAGCATCGATGACTGCGAATGCGGGGATCGCTATCAATGAAGCCATTGACTCCACCGCAGAGGCTGGTCCTAGCACATAGCCGCGCGTTGTAGCGTGAGCCGGGGGCTTCGCTGGTCCCTTTTGGCGGGGGTTCGACCTGAAAGGGTCGGGCCCTTTTTGCGTTGTGCCTTAGAGGGGAGTATCAGTGACTTATGGCGGTTCTGAAACATTTTGATAAGGGCAGGTCAGAGCAATTGGGATATATTAAGGCTATGGGAGTATAAGTATTGAGCCATGCCTGTAATGATAAATAAGAACCTCGCGGCTGACAAACTCCGGGCCAACAAGCCTAAGAGCGGCCACCTCCAAGAGACCCAATGGCGCAAGCGTCAGTCGGGTAATCCCTATGGTCGTCCCCCTAAGAAAATCACCATCGCTGAGATCCTCCGCAACATGGGTCAAGAGCGCGTCGGGCTGCTCGACAATGAGAAACAAAACAAAGTCATAGCCAGTCGCTTAGACCACATGCTCCGTGGTGTGTACTACGAGGCGCTCTACAACCACGAACCGTGGGCTGTGAATTATATCTCCGAACGCACCGAAGGCAAGGTCAAGGAGATTGTGCATCAGATCTTCGAGGATATCACCATAGATGTCGAGGACGAGCCCGACTCCCCCACCGCACCCAAGCCCAGTGAGCTCCCGAATAGTGATGTTTATGATGATGATGGTGAACCCGTAGCGGAGACAAAATAACAGTGTGGCTATTTGGAAAGTCAAGAAGGGCGTATTCAACCGGGTCTATCGCCGCGCCCTCAAACTCCAAACCCCAGTCCAAATCTTTTATGGCGGATCTTCATCAGGCAAGTCGTACTTCCTTGCTCAGCGCTGTGTTCTTGATGTCATGCGTCATGGGCGTAATTATCTCTGTGTACGTAACACAGCCAACACACTGCGTGGCTCCCTCTTCAATGAGATTCGGGGAGCCATTCGTTTTTTCAAGTTCAGCGAGTTCTTCAACGTTAACCTCTCCGATATGGTCATCACGTGCAAGCGCAATGGTGCCCAGATCTATTTCCGTGGTCTCAACGATCCGGAGCGGCTCAAGTCCGTACGTCCAGAGAATGGTGTCATCACGGATATCTGGATGGAGGAAGCAACGGAGTGTTCACAGGACGCCTTCACTCAGCTGGTCCTCCGGTTGCGTGGGCGGGCTCGGGTATCTAAGCGGGTCATCCTCAGCTTCAATCCGATCTATCGTAGCCACTGGATATTCAAGGAATTCTTTAATGGCATCACCCCGAAGCTGGGCGAGTATACGTTCCCTAGCCCTCGAGTGTGTATCCTTCGTACATTCCATAAGCACAACGCATGGTTGGATGATGAGGATCACGAACGGATCTACGACTTCAAAGACAAGAACACCTATGCCTATGATGTGTATGGGCTTGGGAAATGGGGCGTGCTCAGCGGGGTCATCTTTCAGAACAATTGGCGTGTCGAGGATCTCAGCGAGATCAAGGATCAATTCGATACGTACCGCAACGGTATCGACTTTGGGTTCAGCGAGCCAGCATCCTTGGTGCGATGTTCCCGGCGCAAGAGCGAGATCTATATCACGGAGGGGCTATACAGCACCAACCTCACCAACCCCGCTCTCGCTCAACAAGCGCATCCCATCGTTCGGCGTGAGCCTGTGTGGTGTGACTGTGCCGAGCCTAAGAGTATCGCCGAGCTTCGAGAGCAAGGGCCGTGGAGTCTTAATGCAAAGTCCGTCAAGAAGGGCAAGGACAGCGTGTGGCATGGGCTGCAGTGGCTCCTACAATATACGCTCGTTGTCGACCAGAGTTTACAGGGGCTCATCAATGAGCTCAGCACATATAGCTGGAAGAAGGACCGACGGGGCGAGACCACCAACGTGCCTGAGGACCGGAACAACCACGCCATCGATGCGTTACGGTATGCGTGGGAGGCGGACATGGACCTGCGAGGACGGCCTCTCATGGTCACGACAGCACGAAACGCGGACGGCACCAAGCGTGAGTCCGGTGTCCCTCAAGCCAACCGAATTATAAAGGAAGTGTTTGGATGAACCCAGCCACCCAATCAATATACCGCGAGACTAAGCTCTACGACGCGCAGGGTAACCGGATTGTGGTACCTCGTGTATCGAAGGACGGCATCCCTAATCTCGATCCCAACTTCCTGCGCGGTGGGCGGATGATGCTCAACGATCCCGACACGTGGCGTGCTCGCCGTCCGTATGCCTCGCATAGCTGGACGCATGCGTGTATCAATCGCGTGGCTACTCCGATCTCGAACCTGCCGAAAGTCCTATTCCATAAGAATGATCCAACCAATCTCATAGACGATCATCCACTGCTTGACCTATTCCAGCGACCCAACCCGTTCTTTGCTGGCTCCGACCTCTGGGAGTACACTATCATGTGTCTCCTCCTGCCGACATTGGGTACGCCGGGGGGACAGTGCTTCTGGCATTTGGAGAGTGGGACGCCGGGACAGAAGGTTGATTTCAAACACGGCGAGATGCCGAAAGAGATCTGGCCTTACAGCGACAACGTAATCAAACCAATGCGCTCCCGCATCGACGCCAACAAGGTGATCGGGTGGAAGATGGTGATCAACGGACAGACTAAGCTAGAGTTTGATTTCGATGAGATTATTCGCATACGCATGATCAACCCATACGATCCACTCCTTGGTCTCAGCCCATATGTCGCGGCGGAGAACCCCGTGGTGCAGGACGTTAAGAGCGATCGGTTCAACACTCACTTCTTTGACAACTTCGGTGCAATAGGCGGGCTCCTCACAACGGAGAGTGAGAACGTCTCTCGCGAAGAGCTTCAGACTTACGCCGATTGGTTTGATGACACGTATGCTGGAGCAGGCAACGCCGGTAAGACGGCTGCTCTTGCTCATGGGCTCCAGTACGATCAGTTCATGAAGAGCAACGTTGATATGCAATTCATGGAGATGCGCAAGGATAACCGCGAGCGCGTCCAGGCGGTGTTCGGCGTGAATGAGGAGGAGCTTGGCATATTCTCAAAGGGTCTCACTCGAGCTACCGCTATGCAGGCCGATCGGTCCGTGTGGCAGAAGACTCGGCTCCCGCTCGATAAGAAGATCTGGTCTATCCTCAATATCATGTGGATTCAGTTTATGAAGCCGGGGAATCTTCTCGGTAAGAGCGATCTCAGCCGCGTTGAAGCACTACAATCCATATATACCCAGCAGATCGAAGACGCTATCCATCTGATCAAGGACGGCCACATCACCCCCAGAGAAGCATTCCGGGTGACGAGTGTGCCGATCGATGACGCCAACCAGCCGGCGTATGATAAGGTCTATGTCTCGAAGGCGATGGTGGACGCCGAGGTGTTGAATGATATCGGATACGTCCCCACCGGTTCTGCTCAGCAAGACCCAGGCAAGAAGAGTCTGCCCAGCAAGAAGGAGCTTGAGCGCATAGCGACGTCACTCAACCCAGCTGAGGAGATCCTCGCTCTTCTCCCGGCGATCGCTCTGGGTTTGGATAGCGATAAGCGTTCGGAGCTTTGGTACGCTCATGTGCGACAGGTGCTTGATCCGGGTGAGAAGTCCATGCGCAAGATGATCAACGCGCACTTCTATAATCTCCGCAATGAGATGTTGGACAGCGTAGATGCCTGGCTCCGGGATCAGGAGAAGGAAATTCGGGAGCTCGAAGTCGACGTGACTGTCTTTCTATTCGACATGGCCAAGGCGAATGAGGATCTTCTCGCAGCATACCGACCCGAGACCCGCAAGCAAATGAAACGTCAGCTGCTAAAGCTCAAGGCCGACTATGGCGAGCTCATCAATTGGTCCGTTACCGAAGAGGGTATCGATGAGTTTGTGAAGGACCGCGCAAAGTATCTGCGTGAGATCAATAGCACGACCAGCAAACAAGCACGGCGCGTCATTAACACCACGGTCGCCGCTGGGATCAAGGATCAATGGACACCTCAGGAGCTGGCCCGTGAGCTCAAGAAGGCACTCAACAAGAAGACAATGGAGATGGTAGCCGGTCGATCCAAGACCATTGCCCGGACCGAGATCGGCTCCATCAGCAACATGTCAAGTGTGGACGCGTATAAGAGTAGCGACATCGACCAGCACGAATGGCTCTCGGCTCGGGATGAGCTTGTGCGTATCTCGCCGTATGACCATTCTATTGATACCGAGATACGCAAGATTGGGAAGGACTTCTCGAATGGGCTGGAGTATCCGCAAGAGCCCGGAGGCGCAGCGGGTAACGTAATCAATTGCCGGTGCACCACGCTACCGATCTTTCCGGAGGCACCAACAGAATGATCACGCCTACGTTCATAGTCGTTGTGCTACTTGGAATCGCACTCCCGATAATAACAGTGTGTATCCTGCGATGGATTGTTAGTGACGATCCTCGCTGTGAAGCATATATGAAACAGATTATTGAAGAACTAGAGAACGGTCCGACCGTATGACTCGCACCGAAAAGAGACGCGTGATCAGGGCCGCTGGGAAAGGGCATCTGATAATGAGACAAAGGTTCGGCTCTCCTCTGGCGCGTATCGCCCGGATAGTTGCGGTCTTGATCTCTATCCCAGCGATGATGGCACTTGTTTTGAGTGTGGCATTTAGAGGACGTACGATAGCATGAGACGCGAAGCAGATCACTTTAATCATAACCAATCCCCGCTTCCGAAACGGCGCGAGGGTAATCCCTTCTCACGGGAGGAACGTAATGGACCCGAAAATAAAAGCAATGCTCGAAAAGGCGTTCGGGACAGCAGAAGAGAAAGCCGTTCTCGAAGCTAAGACCGGTGGGACAAAGCAGGTTCGCGGCATCCCGGCTAAGGTCGTTCGGGTCAAGCTCACCGATACCGACTGCAAGAAGCTTTGCAAGAAGGTAGGCCTGACGTACAAGGATGGCTACGAGGAGCGGGTATTCCAGTTCACGATGACTGATGAGACCGTAGACCGATACGGAGACATCGTGATGGCGAAAGGCGCGGATACAAAGAACTACAATTCTAATCCGATCGTCCTTGCATTCCATGACTCTCACTGGTTTCCGGTGGGCCTTTCGATCCGGACCTTCTACGACTCCGGCGCTAACGATATCAAGGGCTGGGTGTTGTTGTTTGATGAGCAGATCGATGATACCGGATTCAGTAACACGCTCTTCGGTTTCGTCAGCAACGGCGCAGTCAAGACTGGCTCTATCGGGTTCCTTCCTAAGGAATGGCGCTACCCGGATGAGAAGGAGCAGGAGGAACTCGGGTTGCCTCGGTATGGGGTTATCTATGAGAAGTGGGAGCTGCTGGAATTCTCGATCGTTCCTCTGCCAGCGAATCCAAGCGCCACCATGAAGGAGCTTACCGCCGCCTCAACTCAAAAGGTGGCTGCGATTGAAGAGATCAAAGCCAAGCTCACCAACAAGGAGCTCGACACCATCCCTGAGATCGATATGAAGGCCGTAGAAGCCCTCATCGCGAACCTGGGCATCGATGCCGAGCCGAATGAAGACACGCTGGATGGCATGCTTAAAGAGCTCATCCTTGTGTCCGGCCAGCTCGAAGCTCCTCCGGCTACCGAGACAGACCCACCCCCAGTGATCCCGGTCGAGGAAGAGGCTCCCGTGATTCCTGAGGTACCGGTGGTAGAGGATGAGTTGAAGGAACTGCTCAAGTCTCTTGTATCGAATCAAATCAAGTTATTGAATAAGCAAGCACTGTTGGTTGACAAGCTCGATCTTGTCGCCTCTACGATGGAGCGTGCTGCTATTATCGGACTTTCAGCCCCCGGCAATCAGGGTGATCCTGCTTTGAACGATGGTGACGAGGAACCGGTAGAGCATGAATCGCTGTACACGAATGAGGTACTGGATGAGATTGGAAACAATGCCGAACGTAATATCCAAGCACTAGGAAAGGGGTAGGTCATGGACCCTATCAAAAAGTTGGAAGAGCTGATTGGTAAGATCACCAATTCAGTCGCCGATAAGTACACAGAGCTGTCCGCACAAATCGGCGCGGATAAAGAAGCTTTGAAGACCGAACTCGATGCTCAGCTCGCGGAGATCCGTAGTGGGTTCGAGGACATGAAGAAAGAAGTGACTGAGAAGATGACCGCAATGGGGCGGAATGCCGGATTGTCCGGACTCGAGGAAGACAGCGAGAAGAAGAAGTTCAGCTTCCTTCGCGCCGCTATGCTCGTTCACCCCCAGACTATGAAGGCATGCTGGGACCATAAAGACTTCGGTTTCGAGAAAGAAGTCCTTATGCAGATGCGTGAGCAGTCTGCGTCCGATGGCTCGGCGGGCGGATACACAGTACCGACCCAGCTCTCTACCATTATAACTGAGCCCGCTATCGAAGCGATGCCTTTGTTTGAGATGGGAATGACGGTAATCAACGGTATCCCAGCAGGGTCGTTTGAGATTCCTGTGCTTGAGGCTCGCGAAGAGCTCGGCCAGACATCCGAGAACGGCAAGTCCACTGGGGTTGAGTACAAGTTTGGTCAGAAGAACATGACTCCGAAGCGCGCCACGGGGTACGCCAAGGTCTCGAAGCGGCTGATGCGTGTGTCGAGTGTAGCGGGCGGGATGGAAAATTTCATTCGCAAGCAGCTCACCACTGACCTCACTCGCAAGATGCACAAAATGTTGACGATCGGAACCGGTGCAGAGAGTCAGCCCCGCGGCATTCTCAACACCCCCGGCTTTTCCTCGACTGGGGCTCTCTCCGCAGCGGGTCAATTCGATATCAAGGAAGCGTCGATCATGAAGACCGACCTTGAAGAGAATGACTTCTACGATCAGAGCATGGGTAAGTTTGCCTTCTATACTCGCCCTATCGTTAAGCAGGGCTTGAAGATGGCTCGCACATCTCAGTACGCCGGTCAGACCACTGGGAAAGGCTTCCAGCTATCGTTGCCTGGAAAGATCCTGACACAGGGCGAGCTGGAAGGCGCGATCGATGCACCACTGCGGACCTCGACCCACGTGCCGATCGTTGGAGCGGGCGCCACGGGCGCAACCTCCTCCGTCGTATACGGTGACTGGACACGGTTCATCCTCGCTCTCTGGACGGGTATGGAGCTCTCGGTATCGGATCAGGCTTCCGATGATGAGCATCACGCCTTCACCCAGAACTTGGTCTTCATCAAGGTCGATCAGGAGTATGACTGCACAGTCGACCTCCCAGCGGCTTTTTGCAAGACCGAGAATGCACAGGCGTTCCGTGACGACTGGGCTGATTTTTAGTCTGCTATAGGAGGCTGGATAACGGCGGCGGACAGGTTAGTATCACCTACAGTTCATAAGGAGAATGAGCTATGTCACATAACAAAATTGCAGAAAACGTAAAAGCAGTCAGCGCGTTCAGTTCTGAGCGCATTGGTGCGGCTACGATTTTCTACAACGGTTTTCCCATCACCACCGGCGCGGTCATGATCGATACTCGTGATTATGACAGCGCGGACATGATCCTCAACATTGGGACTGCGCAGGGCGCGGTAGCCACATTGTTTAACAGCATTGTGCACTCCGCCTCAAACAACCCCACAGCAGCCATCCCGGTAACCAGCGGTACCTTCACTACTCGTAGCACGAGTGACGGCGGTGCGGTAATTGCTGAGGCCAGTCTGTTGACGAAGGATCTCCTGCGGTATATCGCTCTGAAGACGGAAGTCCAAGACTCGAATGCAGCAGCCACTGTCGATTTCTCTGCTCTTTGTGTTCTCGGTACTGCTGATTCGCTTGCAGTTTCGAAGACGCTTGAAATTGATGTCTAGGTAGGTGAAGTGTTGAAAGACAGAAGCGGTCCTGCTCCGGTGGGACCGCTTTTCCTAATCACCAATTCTATTCTCTAGGAACTCAATGGGACTCATACTACTCACCAGCTACGATCGGATGCGCTACTATCTTACGGATAAGCGCGGTGACGCTATGACGCCCTCCGTTTCCTTGGAGCAACAAATCAACGGCTGGATCACTTCGGTCAGTCAGAAGATCGCCAATTATCTTGGACGCGAACTCGAGATCGGAACATACACCCAGTACTTCGATGCGAAGTATAGCGGCGTCCGCTATTGGGTCAATGCGTATCCCATGTCCGAGCTCACCTCAGTGTATGAGGACCGCGCCTCGCAATGGGACGGGAGCGAGTCCGAGCTCAGCCAGAACTATATAGGCGGACGTTATAACGAGCAGGTCACGCTCTATGTTCCATTATACCATCGGATACCGAAATCAATACGCGCCATCTATACAGGTGGCCTTACCACCAACGGAGTCAAGTCTACCTTCGCTACGAGCGAGGCGGATGTGTCTGCGTTGAATGGGAAGTACGTACTCGGAGGAACATCCGGGGCGTATGGTATTGTTCGATCCACGGCGGCGAATCAACTCGTGGTCGAAAGTCTGTATCTCGTATTCCAAGCCGACGAAACCCTCACGGGATATAGCGACTATGATCGTGCGACAGCGAGTGGCGGAACTGCAACGATTGCGAGCATCACGTACCAATCGCTCACTGAATCACACCCAGCGATCACACGGGCGGCTGAGGAAGAGATTCGGTACATGTGGAAGCATAAGGATGATTTCGAGCTCATCGGTACGACTCGAGACGGAACCAATCTTCGCCGGCAGGAGAATTCGCCCGGTATGTTGATGACCAAAGAAGCCGCGAACCTCCTTTCTCCTTATCGCAAGCCAAGGATCGAATAGTGGCTGCGACATTCAAAAGCACGGCTAAGCAAGTCATCCGCTCTATTGCACAGAAAGAAGCGGCTATCGTCCCGGCTATCATCACGGGGATGTCACAAGGGATGCTCGAGTTTCGTGGACACATTCAACGCACACAGATGACTGGGCGCCCAGGACTGAATGTGAAAACCGGTACGCTACGACGTAGTTGGTATGTGAAGACAAGAAGGAAATCCGCACGACGGGTTACGGTTGCTCTCGGAACTCGAGTCAAATACGCTCGCATCCATCAGACCGGGGGAACCATCCGTCAGCAGAATCGGCGCTACCTCCATTTCAAAGGAAGCCGCGGATGGGTGAAGGTTCAAGCTGTAGTAATTCCAAAGAGACTTCATATACCGGAATCCTTTGAAGGCATCGGATTCAAGATGATGAGAAGACGTGTCGTACATTCAGTGCGCCGTGTGTTGAAGGGATGAATATAATGAGCTGGCTGACGCCTGAGGTGGTAGTAGCAGGGGGATCACTATTGGTAGCCGTTGTTCTCGGTACCGAACGGCTTGTGCAGAACGGTCATATGAAGAAAGAGGATGTGTACAGTGCACTATCAAAATATCGAAAGGAGGATGACTGCAAAGAGCATATGCAAAAGACGGATACCGATATCAAATCACTGGGTGTGAAGGTCGATGCTCTCACGGGAGTGAGCGCGGACATCCGATCAGACGTCAGTGAGATCAAAGGGTATCTTGAAGGCCAGTCTACATAATCGTCTAACCGGAGGCAGACGACAAACAATGAAAAAAGTAATATCATACGCGCTGTGGGGGACGAATTCCCTCTATCTGGAGGGAGCTCTCTGTAACGCCCGTGACAGCCAGATCGTGTATCCGGGTTGGATTGCCCGCTTCTACCACGATGCCTCGGTTACAGAGGATGTATTGGACGCGTTACAGGCGTTTGAGCATGTGGAGCTGGTAGAGATGGGCGAAACGATGGGTGCACTCGGAATGTTCTGGCGTTTCCACCCCATGTTCGACGATGATGAGATCGAACGGTTTATTGTTCGTGATACAGATTCGATCGTCACTCCTCGCGAGGCGGATGCAGTAGCGGAATGGGAAGAAAGCGGAAAGGCGCTACATATCATTCGTGATTGCGAAAGTCACAACATCCCAATCCTTGGCGGCACATGGGGAGCGAAACCCGGATGTGTGCCGATGTTTGCGGAGCGGATGTGTGCGTGGCTATCGATGGTACAACCCGATTCCAATAACCCGCGTGGAGAGTTTCACGGTAACGACCAAATCTTCTTGGCACATATCGTGTGGCATTCTCTTCAGCACAATCAATTGGCGCATATCCGCGCCGAACACGAAGACAAGCTTAGATTTTCCCCCAGTGATGTCCTGCTTCCTGAATTGGAAGACGGGCAGAAGTATGTGGGACAAGTAGGCTATTGAGTCAACTCGGAGGCTGACACAATGTACGACAAAATAAATATTATGGTGCCGACATACGGGCGGGTCGATCGGCTGAATAAGCTGATTGATTCCGCGCTGGATACGGCAAACTCAGTGGAGAACATTTGTTTTACTCTTTGCGTGAATGAGAAGGATGAAGAAACTTTGAAGGCTGTCGAGGTAATGTCAGAACGAGCTGATGTGTCTCTAATTCTGGAAAATACTCGGCAGCCGAACCTCTCTAAGTACTTCAATATGATGTACGAGAAAACCGCATTCCAAGACATCGGTACTCTTGTATCCATGATCGGTGATGATATGGTGTTCGAGACGCCGGGGTGGGACAACACGGTGTTGGATGTCATGAATGTAGCCGGAGGGAAGCTCGTAGTCTATTGTAATGACGGCTTCATCGCTCAGGACAAGCTGTGTGTGAATTTGATGACCTCGCGGCTTGTAGTTGACGCGACCGAGCGGCCTTTCATGTGCGAGCGATTCCATGCGGAGATGATAGATCTTGTTTGGTTCCTCGTGGCGAGTCAGGCGAGCATTCTCAAGTATCTGCCGGATGTCGTGATCAAGCACGAGCATGACTCCGGTAAGCAGCCAGATGCGCGTGACGCGACATGGAAGCGCCTTCAGCCGCTGCGTATTCTCTATGGCGCAGGGAACAAACGTTCCTTTGAGATCGCCTATGCAACGCGATATGCTGTGCAGGTAGCGGCAAACCTTATCGAGAAGGGAGTAGGAGAATGGTGCCCACTAAACGTTTAAGCATTCTGATCTGCTCTCTCGTTGATCGAAAGGAACAGCTGGCTGGTTTGATCGGACTCCTCGAACAGCAGTGCTCGGTATTCCAGCCTGATACGGTGGAGATCATTGTTGAGCTTGATGCTGGAGAGATGAGCATTGGGGCCAAGCGCAATCTTCTGCTATCTCGGGCCACTGGGAAGTATGTGGCGTTTGTTGATGACGATGATCTTGTATCCGAGAAGTACATAGCGAGCGTGCTAGAGGCGCTGGAATCGAATCCGGACTGCGTAGGCATCCGGGGAACGATTACTCTCGGTGAGAGTGTACGGATCTTCGAGCATTCCATCGATCACGCCGGATGGTATGAAGGGGGAGATGATGTTTTCTATCGCACGCCAAACCATCTGAATCCTATCCGCACGGATCTCGCCCAGAGCGTTGGCTTTCCGGAGATCAACTTCTCCGAGGATCATAAATACAGCGAGAAGATCCGTCCGCTTCTCAAGTCCGAGGTGTTTATTGAGGAGCCGGTATACATCTATCGCTACACACCAAAGGAGGCTCAGAGTGCATAGAGTCTTCCGGTTTGATGACGTGTGCGGTAATGCGGATCTCAATCACATCAACGCGATTGCAGACGCGCTCCATACCACGTTCGAGGATGCGGAAATTTGGTACTGCGTATCTCCGCTGTATTTCGATATGCACGCCCGGAGTAAGCATCCCGTAGAACGTCAGCGGGTGTTCCCTCGGCTTCTCAATGCGTACAGTGATCATAGCCGATTCTACAAAGCAGAGAAGTGCTGCACGATGAAACATGAGCACTTTCCCGAATACGTAACAATCGCGAGTCACGGGCTTGTGCATGTGGATCATCGGTTGATGCCGTACGCGGCGCAGGAGTTGAGTATCGTAAGCTCATGTGCGCTGACGGATGCGCGGCTATTCGTTCCTCCGTTCAACAAATGGAACGCGGATACGGAAGCTGTGTGTGTCAAGCATGATATCGCGCTGGTGAAATTCGAGGCCGGATGGCAGTGCATTGAGTACGAACCCTTCGATCCAACCATTTCCCAGTGGTATCTGCATGCTCGGGAACTTACTCTTGATCAGATTGAGAAGTGGGTTGTTATTGGAAAGCGGGCTGTGAAATGATCTGCACCGCACATCAGCCAAACTTCCTACCGTGGATGCCGTATTTCGAGAAGATTGCGCAAGCCGATGTGTTTGTGATGTTGGCGCAATGTCAGTTCGAGAAGAACGGATATCAGAACCGGTTTCGTTTGAACGATGAGTGGCATACGATGAGTGTACAGAAAGGCTTGGACCCGATCATCCAGAAGCAATATGTCAACCCGCAGGACTGCTGGCAGCGAATTAAAAGACGTCTGCCTGATTACCCACAGTTGCTCGGGGATCTGGATACGGGAATTTCTCATAGCCTCTTCCATACTAATGCACATATCATCTTCCATCTCTTGGGGTTGCTTTGTATCAATACAGAAGTCAAACCGGATCAGCCTACGGAGTTGAATAGCACGGAACGTCTGCTCGAGATCTGTATGCAGTGCAACTGCGATACCTATCTCTCCGGTCCGAGCGGGCGGAAGTATTTAGATATAACGATGTTTGAGAAGCAGGGAATCGAAGTCAAATTTTTTGAGGCATCAGACAAGCGCCACACCCTAGAGGTGTTGGGATAAAGGAGAATACATGGAAAGCTTTAATATCATACTAGCCGCCGATGACGGCTACCATCTGGACTTCCTTCCGCTAGCAAGCGCTGGGTGGAGGAAATTCTTTCCGGAGTTCGAGATCAGCTTGGTCATCGTTGGTGATCGAGACTGGGCCGAGTACTGGAGCTTCTGCTCGAAGTGGGTAGATCAACTCGAAGTGGTTCGTCCGATCGAAGATGAATCTATTCCGAATCAATGTAAGATCGCCCGGATGTGGTACGCGGGGAAACATTCCAAGAAAGCATGCACGATTCATGACATCGACTTCGCTCCTTTGCAGAGAGGTTTCTATCGGGATAAGTATGTGAATTGGAAACCAGCGCACTTCATGTCAATGGGTAAAGAGGTATACGGAACCGACACCAACGAGCACGGCAAGACACCTATGTCTGCGATGACGGCGGAGTCATGGCTCTGGCGTTGGTTAGTGAACCCGATCAACCTCTCATTCGAAGAGATGTTCTGGCACTACGCTAGCCCTCACGCATTGACTGCGAACGATATGCGGGAGCTCACGCCTGTTAGCAACTTCAGTGACGAGTCGCTTATGCGTCCTCTCATGAAGCAGCTGAATCCCTCAGTGCATATCGAGATTCCGCGTGGGTATCATATCTGGACTGACACTCTCGATCGCGCCGCATGGAAGCCGGATCGTGTGAAGCTTTGGGCGGAAGGCTACTATGAAGCTCACATGCACAAGGTCAACACACAATGGGAGCGGGACCGGTGCCACATCGTGGCGGAGTTTCTTGGTGTGGCTGATGAATGGCAGGACGGGAAACATTGGACCGATCTCACTTCCCAGTGGGACGGCATCCGCGTGAGTGATCCTGATCCATGTCCGGAGGCAACTAATGTCTAACTCGGAGGCTAGACACGTGACGACGATAGCACTAACTATGATTATCGGACCGGGAGAGGCGAAGGATCTTCGACGCTGTCTCGGCTCGATCAACGCAAGAAAGAATTTTGATCAGCTCGTGCTTGTCCCGACTACAAACGACGCCGCAGTGATCGAGGCGTGTGATGAGTACAACACCGCCGAGACGGTTCCGTTTGAATGGCGCACCGAGGAGCATCCCCACGGAGACTTTTCCGGAGCTCGCCAGCAAGCTCTCAACATGGCAACCACAGATTATGTGATGTGGTTGGATGCTGATGATGTGATCCGCGAGGAGCATCTGGGTGCGATGGAGAATCTTCTAAAGGAAGTTCGGCGTGAAGATCGGCAGAACATTGAGGTGTATTTCCTGAGCTATGATCTAGCCCTCGATCCCATCACCCTCAAACCAATCAGCACGTTTCTCCGCGAGAGGATCTTCAAGCGGGTTCCTAAGTTTCGTTGGCGGCATCGGGTGCATGAACTGCTGTATGACGGCGACTGGGCTCAGATTCCAAACACAAAGGTGAACGGGGCTCGGATCACGCATCTTCCGATGAAGCACATGATGCAAAGCGGAACGCGAAACGTAAAAATCTTGGAAGACGAAATCTCCAAAGGTGAGGATAGCTTCCATAATAAATACTTCCTCGGTCGTGATCTCATGATCTCCGGGGAGCGGGAGCGAGGAATCGCGATACTGGAGAAGTTGATTGAAGATCTCGACGCACAATCCCCGATCAATCTCTACGCCATCGCGCAGGACGTGCTTCTATTCTACGCATACGCCGGCGTTGTCTTTCGCCCCTCACTCTCTGAGTTGAGAACAGAGTCGCTGGCAAAGATCCAGAAGTGGGGACGGATCGCGTTGAGCTTAATGCAGTGTCATGCTGAGCCGTTTATGATCCTCGGGGATGTAGCGTACAGCGAAGGCAAGTCCGACACAGCGGAGAAGCTTTGGAAGAAAGCGATGCAACAGCCGGTTGGAATCGGTATGATGCAAAATGTCCCGTACTACGAGGAGCTTCCATCCCAGCGACTCGCCGACTTGTACGCATCGCGAGGGGATTTCGAACAGGCTTTGTATTACAATAAGATATCCCGGTCGCATCACAATACGCAGGAGATGTTGGATCGGCGACGGATGTATCTTGAAACCATGATTTCACAAGAAGATTAGTATAATGCAAATCACCAACGCAGGCAAGGTCTTCACTTTGCC